GGGGATTTCGTTGACGTGATTACCGGGGACACGCCCGAGCAGCTCCTCGAAGTGCTCATCACCGACTACGGACCATCGGGGAAGATCGAAGACGTTACCTTCTCCCACTGGACGGCCGAATCCTGGCGGCGGCTTGATCACAACGGCAACATCCTTGAGCAAGCCGAAAACCCCTATGGGGTTCTCCCCTTCCTGCCGGTCTTCGACTACCCGCCCACCGGCTCCACGTTTTGGCTCCCCGGCGGCAGTGACCTTTTTTCAATAGCCGAAGCCGTCAACCTCAAGCTCACCGATCTTTTGCATTTACTCGCTCAACAGAGCTTCGGCGTGGGATTTATCAAAGGGAGTTCTGGCGGGGCGAATCTCCGGGTTGATCCCGGCACCATGATTGAACTGCCCGAGAATGGGGAAATCGGTTTCCGCTCCCAAGAGGCGCAAATCGGGGAAGTGGTCAACGCTATCGACAAGCTGGTCAAGTGGGCTTGCGTCTCGCAAGGGCTTTCCGCTGCGAGTATGAGCACGGATTTAAGCGATAGACAGAGCGGTTATGCCAAGACCATCGACCTTTTAGAAATGAGCGAGAGCCGGCAAGACGATCTGCCCTTGTGGCGGAACTACGAGAAGCAGCTCTTCCAGCTCATGCGGGTTGTGTGGAACACCCACAACCCCACCAAGAAGCTTTCCGACTCCTGCACCCTGGCCATTGATTTCAGCGATCCACGCCCGGCGGCTTCCCCCAAGGAGCAAGCCGAAGCATGGGACATGCAATTAGCCATGGGGGTTATCAGCCCCGTTGACGTGTGCATGAGCTTGAATGCCGATTTCCAAACCCGAGAAGATGCCCTTGCCCACCTCCTGAAGTTGAAAGAGGAAACGCAAGCGCTCAATTCATAATCCCGTCTGACCAAGACGTAAAAAAAGGGGGAACCGATGACAGACCAGAACCAGAACGAGCAAGACCGCTCAGCCAGCGACAAAGGCGAACAGCAGAAGGACCGGACGGTCCCTTATGCCCGATTTTCTGAAGTGAACGAGAAACGCAAGGCGGCTGAAGCCGAGCTTCAGTCCGTGGCCGACTCCCTCAAGGAGGATGTCCCCGAGTCCCAACGGGATCTGATTCCCGACCTTCCGCCCGCTGCCCTTATTAAATGGATACGGACAGCGAACGCAAAGGGGCTCTTCACCGTGAAGGCACCCGAGAGCCCGGATGGGGGCAAACGGCCAAACAGCAAACAAACCCAAGACCTAACCGGCCTATCCCCTCAATCAATGATGAGCATGGGATACGGCAAGAAGTAAAAGGAGAATCGAACAATGGCTGAGTATCTCACTTTAGCGGAAGCAGCGAAGCTGACCCAAAACGAATTGAAACGCGGGGTGATCGAAGTTTTTGCCCGAACCTCTCCCGTCCTTCAGGTGATGCCCTTCATGAACATTGCGGGGCAGGCGCTCGTTTACAACCAGGAGCAGACCCTTCCGGGGATCGGCTTCCGAGCGATCAACGCCAATCACACCCCCGACCAAGGGATCATCAACCAGGAAGTGGAATCCCTCATGGTGTTGGGCGGGATCACCCAGGTTGACCGCGCTTTGGTCAAGATGCAGGGCAACGTCAACAACATCCGCGCAATCCATGACGCCATGAAAGCGAAAGCGGCGGCTCTCGAATTCACCCGCGCATTTTTCAAAGGGGATCACGACGGAACCCCGACCGAGTTTGACGGACTCGAAAACCGCCTGACGGGTGCCCAGGTGATCGACTACACCGGGAGCAACTTCCTTGCGGCAGTCGATGAGCTGATTGACGCCGTTGTCGGCTCCCCGGACATGCTCTTCATGAACAAGGAATGTCGCAGATATCTTAATAGCTGGGTTAGATCTGCTGGGCAAGCCATCGAAACCGTCAACGGCGTTTTCGGCCAGCGGCTCAACGCTTACGCCGGAATCCCCATCGGCGTGATCGAAGAGGGACCGACAGGTGACCCGATCTTGGGTTTCGATGAAGGCGAAAGCGATACCTGTTCGATCTATGCCGTTCGCTTCGGCGTGGGCGAGTATGTATCGGGAATACAAAGTGGCGGAATCGAGGTTGAAGACCTTGGCCTTGTCGGGGTCTTCTATCAAACGCTGATTGAGTGGATTTGCGGCATGGCCGTTTTTCACCCGAGAGCGGCGGCGCGATTGCGCTACATTGAAAACCCCTACGGGTCAACGACCACGACAACGACCGCTTAACCCGTGAACCCGTGGGAGACCTCTCCTTTCGCCCTCCCGCCATGGCGGGTTTCGGCTCCTTTACCGCCGGGGCGGCGGGGAGGTCTCCCATAAGACCCAAGACGCCATGACCGACATTTTCTCAGAACAAACGAAGTTGACACACAGGGTGGAAGGCCTTGTCAATCAGTTCAAGGACGAGCTGACCGCCACCCTTGAGGGGGCTCTCGAAGAAGTAGAAGCAAGGCTTCTTCTGCTATCCGCCAAGGCCGAGGAGACCCCTTCCCACCTCCGGCGGAAGGCGTATCTCGAAAAGCAGCGGGAAGAGCTGCAAAAGGTATTGAACGAAATTTATAAGGACATCGGGGAGGGGATCAAAACCCGAGTGGTGCAACTCGCCCAGGCCATGCCGGGGATCATTCACAAGATCGTGGTTGAATCCCTGCCGGTCTCCTTCACCATGGGAATGAGCGTTCCCAAGCTCTCCAAAAAGGAAGTGGTGGCGTGGTTTGAATCGTCACAAATCGAAGGATCATTTTTCAACGACTGGATGAAGAAGCTTGAATCCAATACCGTTGACCGGGTGATCTCCGAGTCCCGCCGGTCTCTTGTTCTGCATGAATCGCCCACCAAGACCGCGAAGCGGCTTCAAGAGGCGCTCAACGTCTCCCGGCATTCGGCGTCAACGCTGTTGAATACCGCCCTTCAGGAAGCCGTCAATTATGCGGAGCTTGAATATTACCGGGAGAACGCGGAGCGAATCCCAAAGGTCATGTTTGTTGCCGAGCTTGATCGGCACACGTGTGGGCTGTGCAGAAACTTGGATCTTCAGGTCTTCGACATCAAAAAAGCCCAGCAATCACGCCCGCCACTCCATTTGTCTTGCAGGTGTAGATTATTTCCCGTCTTCACGTCCATGGATATCTACGGGCTTGAGAAGACAAAGCGGGTCACCCGCAAAGACACCAAGCCCCGGACGATTCACCACAAGGACGGAACAACAAGCACCACTTATGAGGACTTCGAGACTGAGCTTGTCCCCTGGAAGACCACCTATAACGACTGGATGACCAGCATGGTGAAAAGCTCAGACCCCAAAGACCGGACCTTTGCCCGTGAAGCTCTTGGGAAAACCCGCTTCGAGCTGGTCAAATCGGGAAAGCTTGAAATGAACTCCCTCTATTACGGGGGCAGGCTCAGAACGATCAAGGAACTTGAGGAGCTAACCTAAAATGGCAACGACGACCACCACCATTTATTATGACGACGAGGTTGAAGAGTCTGAGGGCCTTATCGTCTATCCCGATGAAAATTATGAAAGTTGGGTCAGCCTGGAAGACGCCGAAACCTATTTTGAAGGCCGACTCAACGCCGACCACTGGTTGAGGCTTGATCCCCTGGACCAGGAAGCGGCGCTTCGGACGGCCTTCCGGTCTCTCTCCGAGCTTACTCTTGACCTAACGGACCTGGACATTACCGACCGCCAAGCCGCGCTATTGAAAGCCTTGGGGCAGGCGCAGTGCGAGCAAGCCCTTTATGAGCTGGTCCGCGACCTGGACGGCCAGCAGGCCGAGAGCGTGAGCATAGGCGGGCTTCTGTCCGCCAAGTTCCTGGAGCGCAAGAAAACGGAACGATACTCGGAAAGGGCTTTGGCGATGCTAAGGCCTTATCTTTCCGTCCCTTCGGTCAAGAGGTTCCGATGATGAGCACGCATGAGGTTTGCCCGAAGTGCTCCCACTTCAAAAGCTGCCGGGTTCCCTGCTATCCCGTGGCGGAATTTTTGCGGCGGGATAATCTCGCCGTTTTTGAGAAGAGCTACACGGACCCGGAAACCGGGCAGACCACCACCATTCTTTTTTCCCGGTCAAGGGAGCTGCCCGAGTCCGATCTTCCCCAGGATGACGGCAAGACCGCTGCCGAGTATCCCAAGGCATTCAGCACGGAGAATGAAAACCCTTTTGCAGTGTTCACCCCGAACTTGAAACAAACCGGCATTTTCGTTGACCGGTTTTTTCACGGGGCTTCCTATGCCGACCTTGCGGTCAAGTACGATATGAGCACTGACAATGCCCGAAAGACCTATCACAACGCAATCAAGCGGCTTCTCGAAATCCTGAAGGCGATGGACGGCGACAAGCGGCTTGACCTGTCACAATACCAAAAGCAGATGGAAGATCGATCAGGGAAAATGCCCAAGGGTCAAAAGTGGTTTCTGCTCAACAAACTCTTCGGGGTCATGCCGTCTGAAATTGCGGAAATGGAGGGCTTGAAGGGAAGCTCAAGCGTCCGTCAACTGATTATCCGGGTATCCGATCAACTGAGGGCGGGGGAAATCCGGTTGATCGACGCGACCCCCGAGGAAGAAGCGGCGGCGAAGAAGCGGCTTGAAGATCAACGGGGAAAACGCCGGGAGAAGCATTCAAAGCGAAAGGATGAGATAAACGCCAAACGGCCTGAGCGATACGCAAAATCCCGCCCATTTTAGCGGACGGCGCGCCTTCAATGCTAATTGAGCGAAGCGAAGCAAACAAGGTCTGTCGCCGTTCCAGTGTAAACCGTTGTTAGCATCTTTCGCTTAGGCACTCAACCGGGATAGTAGCCCACACCACACTTCGAGTTACTCTTCATGTGAGCCAGAAAACTCTGTCAAGAGCCGCTGAATACAGTTCCGCCAGGATGTAATGAATCGTTGTTTGTCCATTGCTTCCTCTGGTGCGTCTATTGGTCGTTCGAGGAGACCGCGCAGCTCGGCAATGAGACTGGACCGAGAATCAAGGAATACCTTCCCATGAAGATAGTTTGTGAGCCAGAATTCAGCTAGATGACTGTCATATAGATGAGCATAGTTGGGTTGCTCCCTTATCCTTGGGCGAATTTCATTCAGGTAGCTTTCGGCTGCAAGCGCAGCCGAAAGGAATCTGCGACTTAGTGATTCACTGTCCCATTGTGACATGCTCTTCACCCTCCTTCGGCGTTAAAACTCACATATTACCGACTTAATCCTTCGGTGATAGTCGGATGCAGTATCACCAAATCATTTCTTTGGTAGTGGCGTCCCTCGATACGCACCAGGGAACAACGGATCAGGCTTGATAAACCCGGCGGGCCTCCCGTTCCGATCTTCAATCCGATATTGACCAGGGATCAGGGGATCAGCTTTCCAAGTCTCCTTGAGCTGACCCTTGTTGTCATAGACGCGATAATTTTCGGGGTTGACCGGATCAGGTTTAACGGTGACGGACCCTTTGTCCCCGGCTGAACAAAGAGCGGGGAGGGCAACGCAAAGCATCAAAGCCACTGCCCACCGTTTCAAATTTTCCCCTGATAATACATGCTTGAGTAAAAAATTCTATTGAACCTTTTTGTATGTAATCATTCCTGATTTTAATTCCAGAATTTGAAATGTATTGTTTTTGTATCTGATTAATGGCTCTTTTATGGAATAGTCCAAATTTCGATTAAATCCATCTTTCACCAACCACGGCGCATCCATCCTATAACCTCCGTATGGACCGGCAACGGGTTTCATGTACTCACGGTACTGTAACGTTATTTTTTCGTCAGTTTGCCCAACGAGAGTCAAGTCATATTTACTGCATTCACCTTTATATACATACCCGGCTCCATTGTCTTCGCCATAACAGTTTACATTTTCATAAAATACATCGCCCACACTTATAGTTTTTACTTTGCCTAAGAATGGATTTTCGGTTTTGTTGGAAACAACTTTAGTTGCGACGCAGGCGGAGAATAGTGTGATTAAAATCGTTCCGATTATCCAAGCTCTCATTTTTCCCTCCTTCAAGTCTGTTGGGTTCACATCAAGTCAGCCTTCGGAATCGCGGCATATCCCGGCTTTTGCTTTCCACCAATGCTTGAGGCGGTGCTGTACCGTTATCATAGCACCCTCTTTGAAATCTTTCCACAACCATCAATCGGTTGATCTTGACAAAAAATGAGATAAATGAGATAATACGCAAAAAAATTATAAAGGAGGAAATATGAAAATTATAAATCTCAAGGACATTCCCGATGACCTACACCGGAAAGCCAAATCCACGGCGGCGTTGATGGGAATCTCTCTGAGAGAGCTTGTCATCCGGGCGATCACAGAATTTTTAGAACGGCATAAGTAGGGGGAGTCATGGCGAAGAGGGCAAGCAAAAAAGAGTTTCGTTTTGACGAGATGCAAAAAATGCTTGATGCGATGACGGCGGCCATTAAGAGCTTGAGTGAACATAAACCTAATGCCCACCTCATCCTTCTCGCGGCGACTCAGGCGGTAAACGCCTTCAATCGCAGCATTGACGCTGCCTTGAAAGCTGCCAAAGAGGACAGGGAGATTGACGCCGATTATGAGGATGACTCGATCAGGATTCGGAAGGAGCTGGAGGACACGATAATGGGGGCAGTGGAGGGAAAGCCGGAGGCTCTTCAGTCGGTGCAAAGGCTCACCAAGGAATTGAAGGCTAACACCCGTTTGATCAAAGCAGACCTCAAGCGCTGAGAATTGGAGGGCACCCATGAAAAAAGAGGAAATTGACGCGATCATTGCAGAGAAAGAAAAGGAGCTTCATTCCCTGAAATCCAAACTCCGCGAGTTTACCAAGGCGGCCCATGAAATGAACCCAAACTTGAGAATCACCTTTGATGGTGAACTGACCTCCGATGACCTGGACTCTCTGAAATGGGATCATGATATGGAGGACGGTATTGATTTTTCAGCGGAGGACAAGAATTTTTATTTTATGAGCGATGGGGAGGCGCGGAAGTTTTTCGAGCAGGTTTGCCCGAAGCTCTCCGTCCGCTGCTCCATCGGCTACCCTCCCGAGAAAGGAGGGCAACCATGAAACCGATCATCATAGCCTTGATCCTGTTTGTTGCTGGTCCCCATTTGGTCCCCATCATCTTTGGGGACCTTTTGCCCACCGTTTTGGGGACCGTTTCAACACTTGGGGACTAACTAGGGGACCAAATTTCAGGCAAAATTAAAGGGGTTACGATTTTCACCGTAACCCCTTGATTTTGTTTGGTAGCGGGGAGAGGATTTGAACCTCTGACCTTCGGGTTATGAGCCCGACGAGCTACCAGGCTGCTCCACCCCGCAGCAAGTTTGCGATCCCATCTAATAGTTGGA